GAAATCTCTCACTCCGAGAACGGCATCAGTCGTATGTACGAGAACGCTGATGTACCTGAGTCTATGTTGGTCGATGTAATACCGCATTGCGGCTTGCTTTGAGAGGTGATCGTTATGCGTTGTATGGTCAGAAACAAATCTTATTTCTACTATGCACTGTATGATTGTCAAACCGAACTCACGGATGAGTACGGCAATGCAACAGGTCAATACGATATTTCTTACGCAGATCCTGTGAAAACGCTCGGTAATGTTTCTGCCGCTCAAGGTGAGATACAGAGCCGACAGTTCGGTGACAGTGAAACCTACGACAAGGTGATTGTTTTAGACAATCCCTCTACTCCGATCGATGAATACTCGATCTTGTGGGTTGACACTGTGCCGGAACTCACCGAGGATGGTCACCTTGCTCTCGATGAAAAAGGAGAGGTCAAGACCCCTCACGATTACATTGTGAAAAAGGTCGCTCGCTCCCTCAATGGAGTGTCCATTGCGATCAGTAAGGTGGCAGTACGATGAGTAAGAAAACAATCAGGTTTGGTCTTGGTGTTACGGACATCAACAGGGCTATTCGTGAGGTCAATAAGTTCAAGCAGGATTTCCGAAACAAAGTCGATACCTACCGAAAAAGAATTGCTGAGGAGTTAGCGGTGCAAGCATCACTGAATTTCGGCAATGCGGTTGTAGACGATGTGATACACGGAAGCCCTCGCAGACCTGATGTGGCAGTCACGGTGAGCGAGCGTGGTAGCATCTCCGTAGTCGTAGCAGAGGGCGAGGATGCCGTTTGGTGCGAGTTCGGTGCAGGTGTTTATCACAATGGCTCGGTTGGCAGTTCTCCTAACCCTTATGGTAATGATCTCGGCTTCACGATCGGTAGTTACGGTAAGGGGTACGGTAAGAAACAAGCGTGGGGCTACTACGATGAGAACGGTGATCTCGTTATCACTCGTGGTACTCCGGCATCAATGCCGTTATACAATGCGGCACAGGAAGTAATGCGTAAAGCGATTGAGATCGCAAAGGAGGTGTTCGGATGATTGACATTGAAAATGAGGTTTTCAATACCGTTGCATCGGTAGTGAGAGCCGCTTATCCCGGCATCTATATGGTGGGCGAATATGTCAAAACACCTCCGAAATTCCCTTGTGTATCGCTCGTGGAGATGGACAATCAATCGTATCAGGCTACGGAGGATAGCGGTAGTTCGGAAAACCACGCTTCCGTGATGTACGAGGTGAATATCTACTCCAATAAGAGCGTTGGCAAGAAATCGGAGTGTAAGGCAATCGCCGCACTCATTGACGAGCGGATGTTGGCACTTGGGTTTGCTCGTACAATGCTCCAACCTATCCCCAATTTGGATGATGCGACAATCTACAGAATGGTCGGTAGGTACAGTGCCGTAATTTCAAAAAATAAATCCGTATATAGGAGGTAATACACTATGGCTACTTCGAGTTACAAGACCTTTTTGATGACCAAAAAGGCAGAAGCGTATGAGAAGTTGGTGGACATCAAGGATTTCCCTGATCTCGGCGGCTCTCCTGAGATGCTCGAAACCACCACTCTCTCCGACCCTATGCAGACCTACATTGAGGGTATTCAGAGTCAGGATGCTCTTGAGTTCACCATCAATTACGATCTCGCAACCTATCAGCAGATCGCCGCTATGAAAGGCACGGAAACCGATTTCGGTGTTTGGTTTGGCGGCACGGAAGCCAACGGAGTTGCTACCCCCACAGGCGATGAGGGCAAGTTCAATTTCAAGGGCTACATCAGCATCAGAGTCGTTGGCAAGGGTGTCAACGAGGTTAAGGAAGCGATCATCTCTATCGCTCCCTCCACCGCTATCACTCTTGGCGAATAATTTTCGGAGGTAAAATTCTATGAGCAAACAGTTGAGATTTACTTATCAGGACAAGCAGTATTGTCTTGAATACACTCGCAAGAGTGTTGAAACTATGGAAAAGAGCGGTTTCGTGGCATCCGACATCAAGGATAAGCCTATGACCACTCTCCCGGCACTCTTTGCAGGTGCTTTCCTTGCTAACCATCGCTTCGTCAAGCAGGAGGTTATCGATGAGATTTTCTCTAAGATGACCAATAAGTCTGACCTGATCGGCAAGTTGGCAGAGATGTACAATGAGCCGATTATGACCCTCATTGACGAGCCTGAGGAAGCCGAGGGAAACTTGGATTGGACGGCAAGTTGGTAAGTGGCTCGCTGTCTGCCCCTGAGGGGAGCGAGCGTGATAGTTCGCTCCCCTCTATCACTTACACGGAAAGATTTTACGAGCAGTTTCCTTACTACTTAGCGATCGGTATGACACCTGAACAGTATTGGGATGGTGATCCTGCTTTGGCTAAATATTACCGACAAGCCGATGAGTTGAAATTGGAGCGACTCAATCAGCAGTTGTGGCTACAGGGTATGTATGTGTATGAAGCGATCTGCGATGCTTCCCCCATACTCAGAGCCTTTGCTAAAAAGGGTACGAAACCTCATCCGTTCACTGAAAAGCCCTATCCTCTTACCGCAAAACAGCGTGTCAGCGATGCGGCGGCTAAGGAAAAGGCGGTGTCCGAAAAGGGCAAGCGGATGATGGAAGCCTTTATGAAACTCAATAACAGTAAGTTTGGGAATACGGCTCAGGAGTAAGTAGTGATAGGAGGTGAGTGCAATGTCCACTACAATCGAGTCTTTGGAACTTGAGGTATTATCGAGTTCTCAGAGTGCGGAAAGCGGCTTGGATGCCCTGACTGCATCTCTTGAAAAATTGAAAAAGGCTACGAGTGGCGGTGTTGGTCTTACTTCGGTAATAAAGCAGATTAAAGGGCTTGGTGATGCGGCAAGAAGCGTTGACTCAACCTCGATAAATAATCTGAACGGTCTTACTAAGGCGATCAGTACCTTATCGAATTTGGGCGGTGTCAAACTGTCCTCCACCATCGCAACGCAGATCACCGCTATCGGTGACTCTGCCAAAACACTTAACGGTGTGAATTTTGCACCTATCTCTGATCTCGCTAACTCGCTCAGTCCGTTGTCCACCATCGGCAAGATCAATCTCAATTCTGTTGTAAATCAGTTGAACAGAATACCTGAGATTGCTACGCAGTTGAACAGTGCGGATATGAGTGGCTTTGCATCCAAAATCAGAGAGTTGGTTACGGCTCTACAGCCTTTGTCTGAGATGCCGAAACAGACAATATCCTCCACTCTTACGCAGATCAAGAAAATCCCTGAAATCTTTGCAGGTCTGAACGGTGTCGATATGGGAGCGTTCTCTGCAAAAATTCAGGAGTTGGCTACGGCTCTCAAGCCGTTGGCTGACGAAATGAATAAGGTTGCCGCAGGTTTCTCTGCTTTCCCGGCAAAGATCCAAAGGCTGATCGCAAACACGAACAGTCTTACGGCATCCAACAATAAAGCATCAGGCTCGTATGTAAACTTCTACGCAAAGATCAAGATGGCTGTCACGGCGGTTAGAACGATCGCAACGAAAATTGCATCGTGTATTACCACTATGAATGACTACATCGAGAATGTAAACCTCTTTACCGCTTCTATGGGCAAATATGCTGATAAGGCGAAAGAGTACGCAGAAACCGTAGGAGAGGTAATGGGTATCGACCCCGGCGAGTGGATGCGAAATCAAGGTGTGTTTATGACCCTTGCGACAGGCTTTGGTGTTGCAGGTGATCGTGCATACCTGATGAGTCAGCAGTTGACACAGTTGGGATATGACCTGTCCTCGTTCTTTAATATCAGTTACGAGGATGCAATGCAGAAATTGCAGTCAGGTATCTCCGGCGAACTTGAGCCGCTCCGTAGACTTGGTTATGACTTATCTCAGGCTAAGTTACAGGCGCTTGCATTGAGTCTTGGTATCGACAAGTCGGTATCGAGTATGACTCAGGCAGAAAAGGCTCAGTTGCGTTACTATGCAATTATGACTCAGGTTACTACCGCACAGGGCGATATGAGTAGAACGCTGAACGCTCCTGCCAATCAGTTGCGTATTCTCAAGGCACAACTCACTCAGGCGGCTCGTGCGATCGGTAGCATCTTTATCCCGGCATTGAACGCTATTCTCCCTTATGCCATTGCGGTGGCTCAGGTAGTCCGCTATCTCGCTTCTGCGATCGCAAGTCTGTTCGGCTTTGAGATGCCTGAGGTCGATTACTCAGGTATTGACTCCGTGACAGGAGGGGCTGAGGATGCGAGCGGTGCTTTGGATGATGCGGCAGAGTCCGCAAAGAAACTCAAGAGTTATATGTTGGGCTTTGATGAACTCAATGTCATCAATCCGAATGAGGATAGCGGCTCAGCAGGTATCGAGGACACGCTCGGTCAGTTCGATTTCGAGTTGCCGACCTACGATTTCATCAGTGATGCGACCGAGAGCCGTGTGGCTCAGATCGTAGAGGAGATGAAAGAATGGCTCGGTCTGACAGGCGAGATCAACAGTTGGAGCGATCTGATGGATACTCGCTTTGGTAATATCCTCACAACAGTTGGTCTTATCGGAGCAGGTATCGCCGCTTGGAAAGTCACCAAGACATTCCTCGACAGCATTGCCGCACTCAAGGCTCTGTTAGCAAGTCCTACATACACCATTGCGATCGGAGTTATTCTCACCCTTACAGGTTTTACAATCGAGTTCTCAGGGGTAAAGGATGCGGTGGAGAACGGACTCGCAGGTTTCAATTTTGCGGAAATTGTCGGTGGTGGCATCATCGGTACAGGTGGTGCGGCTTTACTCGGCTCGTCACTCGCCACTTGGATTGAAACTGCTTTCGCAGGTAGTGCGGTTGATCTCGCTATTACCCAAGCAGGTATCAATATGGGTGTCGGTACAGTCGGTGCGGCAGGTGCGGCTCTTGCGGCGAGTGTCGCAGGTATTATCGCAGGTATTCCGGCTATGTTTGTCGGTATCTACGATGCGTGTGTAAATGAGATCGATTGGCTCAACGGTGCATTGGTCGCTATCGGTGGTGCAGGTGTCGGTGCAGGTGTCGCAGGTATTCTGACTGCGGCAGGTACGGCAGTCGCTCCCGGTATCGGTACGCTCATCGGATTGGGTGTTGGTCTATTGATTGATGGTATTATCCTCGCAGTTCAGAATTGGGATGTCATCGAAAAGTTCTTTACCGAAACTATCCCCGGATGGTGGGATGACTTCACTAAGTGGGTCAAAAAAATTCCTACCAACATCAAGAATTGGTTTAAGAACTTGGGCAAGAACATCGACAAATGGTTTGATGATCTGTGGCAACCGATCAAGGACTACGATTGGTCAGGACTCGGTTACGACATCGGTCAGTGGTTTGGTAATGCGTGGCAGTCTGCTGTTACCTTTGTTACCGAAACGATACCGAATTGGTTTGTCAATATGTGGGAGAGCGTGAAGTCCGCATTTACGCAGTTCTTTACCGTAACGCTTCCCAAATTTTTCACCGAAACTATCCCCAATGTGGTCAAGAGCATAGGTCAGTTTTTCAAGGAATTGCCCAAGAAAATCTACGATGCCTTTATCACCGCTAAGAATTGGATAGTTGACATCGGTGGGTCGATCATAGACGGTATTTTCGAGGGCTTGTCCTCAATTTGGCAAGCCATCAAGGATTTCGTAGGCGGCTTTGTTCAGGGCTTTAAGGATGCACTCGGTATTCACTCGCCCTCTACGGTGTTCGCTGAGATCGGCGGCTATCTGATCGAGGGTCTGTTCGGTGGTATGCTTGAGTGGCTCGGCACGATCGGTGAGTGGTGTAAGACCCACATTATTGACCCATTCAATCAGGCGATGGATGGTGCGTTGACCTTTGCGGTTGATGTAATCAACGATGCGGCAGAGTGGTGGGGCAATGTCAAGGCTTGGTGGGCTGAGAAAGCCAAGAACGGTCTTGATGCGGCTGTAAAACTCGTGAAACAGGGTTGGACAACGCTTGTAGAATTTGTCGGTAACGCAGTGAGCGTAAGCATCTCTCTCCTCAAGAAAGGATGGTCTACCATCTCCTCTTGGGTAGGCACTGCGGTCGAGGTTGCGATCTCCCTCGCAAAGAAAGCGTGGACTACGATCAGCAATTTCGTAGGCACTGCGGTTTCCGTGAGCATTTCGCTCGTGAAAAACGCTTGGACTACTATCACCAATTTTGTCGGTAACGCAGTGAGCGTAGCCATCAGTATTTTCAAGAGTGGATGGTCTACCATCTCCTCGTTTGTGGGTACTTCGGTTTCCACTGCGATCAGTCTGACAAAGAGCGGTTGGACTTCTATCAAGAATTTCGTGGGAAGTTCCGTATCGGTTGCGATCTCTCTCGCAAAGAGCGGTTGGAGTTCTATCTCCTCGTGGCTCGGTAGCCTTACCGCAACATTGAGTATCAAACTACCTAAAATCGGAGTGAATTGGGGCGAGATTGATGTACTTGGTGCAACAATCAAGTACCCTAAGGGCTTTTACACTTACGCTAAGGGTGGTTTCCCTGATTTCGGACAGATGTTTATCGCAAGAGAAGCAGGACCGGAACTTGTCGGTACGATCGGTAATCGAAATGCGGTCGTGAACAACGATCAGATTGTAGAGTCTGTTTCCACAGGTGTTTATCAGGCAGTTGTGGCGGCTCTCGGAAGCGGTGGCGATGAGGGTGGCGATACCCAAATCATCATCAACCTCGATGGCGAGAAAATCTATG